ACCCTGCTGCTTGTGTTGAACTTATCGCTGGAGCTGCTACTGGGTCAACTGGTAACGCTGCATTCGGTACTGCATATCCAGCTAACGCTTAATTTTATTTTTTATACGGGGACTTCGTGTCCCCCTTTTTTTATGCCTTTTCCAACCACAAACGCTACACAAGAGCTACCAGCTATCAATCAAATATTGACATCATGTGGTCAGGCTCCTGTAACTACACTAGATCAAACCAACCCGGAAGTTGCGATTGCTTATGCCACACTGTTACAGGTGTCACGAGAGGTACAATCCGAAGGATGGACTTTCAATAAGGAGTACCACTACGAGTTTACAAAAGATAACAACAACGAAATACTTATACCTAATAATATAATACAAATTAAACTTACAGAAAATGCACAGAACTCACCCTATCATGCTGTGCGTAGAAGTGGTAAATTATATGATAGACAAAACCATACATACGAATGGACATACAGCCCTATAGAATGTGATGTTGTGTGGGAGTTTGACTACGTAGATTTACCAGAACCAATCAGAAACTTTATAGTAGCCAGAGCAGCTAAAATTGTATCTGGTAGAATTGTAGGTGATGATGACCAGTATGCTAGACTAGAAAAAGAAGAAGCACTCCAACGAGCTACAGCTCTTGAGTACGAAACACAGCAAGGTCAGTTTACTATGTTTGGACATCCCCAAGATTCACAAAACTTCTATCAAAGCTATCAACCATTTCACGCTTTACAACGATAATGCCAGCAGTTACTCAGCGAGTTGACAACTATCTAGGTGGAGTATCTAGACAATCAGATGACAAGAAACTTCCCGGTCAAGTCGAGGAGTGCATTAACGGTTATCCTGACCCTACGTTCGGTCTTACAAAAAGACCCGGTTTACAACACATAGGGAATCTAGGTACTGGTACTACATATGACAACTCAAAATGGTTCTTTATATCAAGAACTGAAACAGAAAAATATATAGGGTGCATTACACCAGCGTCAGGAGGCTCTACAGGAGCCGTTGCAATCTGGAATGCTGTTACCTTTGCCGCATGTACTGTTACGTACGGTACAGGGGCACAGGCGTACCTTACAGGAGTACGTACTGATTATGATGTACTGACTGTACAAGATAAATCATTCATAACAAACAAAACTGTTACAGCTAACAAAACAGCTGACCCAACTTTCAATGCTAATAGACAGGGTACAATCAAACTTACTGGTGTGTCTTCTGATACTAAGTATAATGTAACTGTAGCTGGATCTGCTATATCTGAGTACACATCAGGTAACACTTCAACATACGATCAGGTTCTAACAGAACTTAAAAGTAGAATTGATGGTTTAAGTATATCTAACTTAACAGTAACTAAATTAAAAGACTCTTTACATCTAGCACGTACTGGTGCATCGTTTACCTTAACAGGTACAGGTGGTATATATGGTACACAGCTAGAAGTATTTCAAGACTCAGTACCTACACTCGGAGACTTATCTACAGAATCAATACATAACCACACAGTTAAAATTATTAACAGTGGTGCTTTAACATCTAGTTATTTTTTAAAGTTTGTTGCAACTAACGGTACATCTGGACCCGGCTACTATACAGAAGCCTTAGGTCACGGCATGTCTACAGGATTAGATGCAGCAACTATGACTCACGAATTAATAAACAATAGTGTCAACAACTTTACATTTCAACGTGTAACATGGGTTGCTAGAGATGTAGGTGATGATGAAACTAATTCTCATCCATCATTTGTAGGACGTAAGATACAGCAATCATTCTTCCATAATAACAGATTAGGTTTTTTAGCTGATGATTCTGTTTCTATGAGTCAGTCAGGTGATTTCTTTAATATGTATCATACTTCTGCACAAACAGTTACAGATGCAGACCCTATAGATCTGAGTGCTAGTACAGTTAAGCCGGTCGCACTTCATAGTGTACTACCGTCTACTCAAGGTTTAGTATTATTTAGTGCTAATCAACAGTTTCTTATGGGAGCTACTGATGGTATACTAACACCTACTAAAACAGTTATACGTGCTATTGCTAACTACGAAATGGATACAGTTATCGACCCTGTTGATACTGGTACAACCATTAACTTTATTAGTAAGACACCTAGTTATACTAGAATCTTTGCTATGGTTACACGTGGAGAAAACGAGAACCCACAAGTAGTCGACGTCGGAAGAGTTGTAAATGAGTGGGTTCCAGCTACAATAGATACTATGATAGCTAGTCCACAGAACCAGTTTGTTGCATTCTCAGGTCAGTCTTCACGATACATATATTTCTTTAGATCATATACAGAAGGTAAAGATACTAAATTATCAACATGGTTTAACTGGTTAGCACCCGGTAATGTACAAACTATAGCAGCAGATTCAGATGAGTTTTATGCAGTTACAAAGCAGGGTAGTCAGTTTACTCTTAGCAAAGCGAGTCTTAGTCAAAGTCCAGAAGATGCTATTATCGTTAACAACGATGGACAAAGACTAAATCCATGTGTAGATTTATATGCTACAGCTAGCTCAGTTACATTTGACACAGCTGGTAATTTTAGTAAATGTTTTATTCCTTATAATGATGCTACTAACCTTACACCTGTTATTATAATTAAAGGTACAACAGCTACAGGTCAGTTTATTGAATCTGGATTTACTATATCTCCAGAGCGTGTAGTAGAAGGTGGTAACACATATTTTAAAGTACCATTTAAAAACTTAACAAGTGTAGCCAGCGATGTTATAGTAGGTTTTAAATATGACTTCGATGTTATATTACCTCGAACATACTATAAAGTAGATGAAGACATGAAACGTAGTGACTTTTCTGCTAATCTTACAATAGCACGAATGAAGTTTGCTGTCGGTTTATCAGGTGTTATGGGTTTTAAACTTAAATCTAAAGGTATACGACAAGGTAAACGAGAGTATACAGGTGACGGTAGTACTACAGTATTTAACTGGGACCCTTCAGACATAAGTTATGTTGACAGAGATCAGTTAAAAGTTAAAATTAATAATGTTGTAACTACAGCATTTACAGTTAATACTGACACACAACTGACACTTAGCTCAGCACCAGCAAACGGAGCTACTGTACTTATATACTTAGATGAATGGTATAATTTAAATCCTGTAGTTTTAGCTGATAGTTACTTAGCGAATGATATACCACTATCAGATCAATCAGTATTTACATTACCTATACATCAGAAAACAGATAACTTTACACTACGATTATTTAACGATACACCATTTCCCGTCTCTCTAAACTCTATGATGTGGGAAGGAATATACTCACCTAGATTTTACAGGAGGACTTAATGTTTGGTATTATAGCTCCCATAGTTGGAGCAGCAGTTGGTATATACGGAGCTAACAAGCAAGCTAACGCAGCTTCTTCTGCACAAGCAGAAAGAAACAATGCAACAGCAGCACAGCACGAATATAACAAAGAGAAGTGGGCAATGGACAAGCAAAAAATGCTTGCCGACCGTGACTTTGCAGTACAAGAAATAGAAAAAAGAGCTAGAGAAGAAGGACAGCTCGCAGGGTTTAAAGACGCTACAGCTGCACGACAGTACAACTATCAGCTACAGATTCGTGATAAGCAGCAAGACACTAACGAACGTATGTTTGAGAAGTCTAATGCTATATTTCAGAATCAGTTAGGTCTTAATGCTTTGCAAGAAAGACAAGCTAGAATGGATGAACGTCAGCAGCTAAGTGAAATACACGCTGAAAAACGATACGAAAAAAACACAGCCTATATTGATGGTATTCTTGCAGAAGGAGCAATCCGAGCAAGAGGTGTTACAGGTAGATCAGCAGAGAAAGCAAGAAGTGTAGCTACAATGAAAGCTGCTACAACTCTAACTCTACTTGATCTATCATTACAAAACGCTACGACTGCATCTGAAAGTGCAATACGTGGTATTACAAGAGACAGAACAGTAGCTGACTTAAATGCTTACGCATCTAAAATGCTAGATCCCGGCGTATTACCTATGCCTGTACAACCACTACCAACACCGATGTCAACATTCATGTATCCTAGAACATACAGCGATTACGACTTTGGTCCTGAGCCAATAGCTGGAGCTATGATATCTCCATCTAACGCATCAGCACAAGTATGGGGTTCAAGTATATCTAGTCTTGCAGGGGCAGCTTCACAGATAGTCTCAAGCTTTACT